TTGTTGTTTTATAAATCTTTTAGCTTTAATGGCATATGATAATAAACTTTTTATATCTCTCATAATTACCTTTCAAGTGGGCAGTTTTACCCGCCCTACTATTATTTTTCAGATTTTTTAGCTAGGCTTTTTAATTTATTAAAACCAGCTTCTAATTTTAAATCTTTTTGTTCTTCACTATTATGTAATAGTTTTAACGAAGGAAATAAATCTTTTATTTTAAGTGGTTTATTACCTTGATAAGTTGTTTGAGCTAATATAGCAGATCTATGATCTTCTCTCCAACCATAAGGTCTTGCATCAAAATACTTTATCCAACCCATATATTCTTTACTGGACATATTATAAATAGTATCTAATGTAACACCTAATTGAAAAGCTAATTCATATTCTGCTAATTTTTCTTCCCCAAATCACCACCTTTGTCATCTGATGCAGATAAACCATTATATATAAGAATTTCTTGTGATAATTCAGTTAATGCTTTAATTGGAAAGTCTTCAAAATCTGAATCTTTCATTTCATTGGCGCCTACAACAGTTTGTTTAAATATGGTTGCTAAGGTTTTTAAACCACCAACATCATCAGCTTTATTATGATCTAATGTTTTTTGTAGATCCTTTATACCTCTAACTGTTAGTTGTTTTATCTCCACTTCCTGATTCAGAAATGGTATTTTCTTCGTTATTTGTACTATCTTTATGTGTTTCATCTTTTATTTCCTCTAAAGGTTTTTGATATAAATGTTTATTATGCGATTCAAAGTCTTCCATCATTTTTCTAATTTTATGTAAAACATCTAATGTTTCAAAGACTTCTAGTTTATTTTCTACATCTTTCATTCTGTCATAAGTTTTTCTTATTGATGTATCGACAGATTTTTTTATATGCAAAGAAGTTATTCTTAGCACATAATATTTATTGAATGGTTTATTATCCATAAGTTTATCCTATACGATTATTTTTGAATTAAGCTGGGCAATTAAGCCCAGCCCAATATATATATTTTATTATGCGTCAGCAAACGGACCAGTGTAGTCAGTTGAAGTACTTAGAGTCAAAGTTGCCTGATTTGAATCAGTCAAATTTGGATCCACTTCAAAAGATGCTACTGAGCCTTTTACGTAAAATGCAGCATTATCACCTGTAGATGAATTTTTAACATCTAGTTGAAATACATAAGTAAGTCCATCTTGAACTAAAGCTTGAATTGTTCCGTGTACACTTGGTACATAGTTCAATGTAAACTCCAATGTTGGAGCATCAGCTTGTCCTTGAATTTGTCCACTTACAGATTGTCCGAAATTTGGTACGTTAACGATGTTAGCGGGTTTACCAAATGAAGGAAATTCTCTGATTTTAGTAACTTCTACCGCATTTTCAAAATCACCACCTGCACCAATAAAGGTTTGGTGTGTTGAATCTGAAGTTGGTAAAGTATAACTACTATCAGCCTTGTATTTTAGTCTTGTGAAAATACCAGCACCTATATTTGAAATTAGAGCCATGTTTTGTTTTTTTCCTATTGTTATTCTTGGTTATATTGATTTGAAATTTACCGTATAATCCACGTTATATAAACCTGAATCTTTTGGGTCAATTCCAATATTAGTTATAAAGCTATTAGTTGTTTGTAGATATCCAGAGATTACTTCTTGATCTAATAATGCTTTTAACAAATCAGCAATTTGATATGCTCTTTTCATTCCAGATCCAGCTGGAACAAATATTTGGCATACAATTTGGCCATTTGCTATTACATCCTTAAAAGCTAATTCTGAAGAAAAAGGTAAAACAGAAAGTCTTATCCATTCATCAGCATCGATTTCCCCTTGATAATTCGCAGGAAAAGCTTTTATGTTATTATTTGTCCAAGCGGTAGAAGCGAATAAACCCTCAACAGCTGTCAATATGTTTGATATTGTAGACATTAAGATTCCCTTCCAACAGTTAAAGTAATAACGTAATTATTATCTTCAAAACTATTTATTTTCCAAGTTTTACCTCTAAGTACAACATTGTCGTAATTATCAATATTCTTAGAATCTAAATTAGCTGAGTCGATCATTATTTTACATTCTAACCTAGGTGTATCGTCATTAGTTCTATATTGACTTTCAATTACCGCTTTAATAGTAATTGATGCATCAGTATTTTCACTAATAGCTTGTGTAGCAAAATTATAACCATCTACTTTATTATTTGTAAATGTTATATTTTCAGCTATATCACCTATAGTATTAAATGCAAATTTTACATTATCTTGTATTAGTTTATGATAACCCATTAGGCACCTCCACTAACTTTAACTCCCCTATTAGTTGCAGAACTAGCTGGATTATCGAATTTAACAATCATACTTTGAATATGGTCAGGTAATTCTTTAAAATTAGTAATTCCAGATCCTAAGTCAAATGTCATCGAAACAGAACCAACAGATAAATCTTTCAATCTAGGCGAACCTGATGATTGATCTTCTATTGTGCTCATATTTTTAATCAAGTGTAATGCAAGCTCATAGGAAGCTTTTTTGATATCTTCAGGAAAAGTTCCATAACTTGTTGTGCTTCTATCATCTACTAAAGTTTCATATCCACCAGATTTTGTATTCCAGTAAGTAATATCTCTAGGCCATGATAAAGGATATGAGGTAGTAGGCACAGCCTCTCCACCCCAATCCAAGTTATCGAGAATTCCTGTGGCAGTTACTAAAGCTCGTTCAACTGTTTCATCTGTAGCACTATCCCATGAAGTTTGGTTAAGTCTATTATAGAAATAAGCCTCTGCTTCTTCAATAGTTACAAATGAGTTGATTCCTTCTTGTAAAGCCATTATTGTTCTCCGTATCTAATAGTTATAATATTAACCGTGATAAATTGGAAATAAACCAATTTGGTTAACGTTAGTAGCATGAACAGTCCATGATGCAGTAGCAGCAAGATCAGCATTTGAAGGATATGCAGTTGCACTTCCAGCCCATGTAAATCCTTTTGGATGCATTATATTACCCCATCTAGATAGAACAGTTACTAATCCACCACCATTACCAGCTAATTCATTTCTTTCAATTGCAGTAGGATTAACTTGTGCAATATCGCTATAATGAATAGCACCAGCTTTAGCTAAAAAAGAAACTTTAATAGAAGCAGGTAGGTTAGCAGTTAACGATTGGTTGTTGATAATAAGTCTAATTTTTCCACCTAAAATAGTAGAGAAATTGAAATTACCGTCTACAACTGGAGCAACATCAAGAACGTTTTCTTTTCTCATAATGTTGTAAGTTGCAGTAGTTACTACTAAATAGTAAAAAGGCTCTTCAAATTCACCTTTAATTTCAGTAATAGCATCTAATAGTGTATCAAAGAAAGTACTTCTTGATTGACTAGCACCAGTAGAGTTAGCAAATAAAGGATTTGGCGCATCACTAGCATTTGAACCAGTGTAAAAACCAAAAGTACCAACTTTAGCAGGAGCATCATTAGTTCCAATTGAAGTTGCACCAAAGATTTTATCAGCAATACCATTAAGCATAGATCTTAATTGTAGGTCTTCTCTTCTTGCTCTAACTGAAGCAAATTGAGATCCTAAATATGCTAAACCATCTACTTTAGAGATTAGTTTTTGAACTGACATTTCTTGTGCAGCTATATGATCAATATTTTTGATATATACTGCTGATTTATTTGATACTGCCATTTCGTTTATATTTACGTTTGCAGCAGTTTCGTCCTGTTTATGAAAAGTAGTTGGATCAGTAAAATCTAACCATCTTAACGTACCAGTGTAATTTTCACCTGAGTCATTGATTCTTGCGTCAGAACCAACTAAAGCAGTTGATGTTAATAACGCAGCATCGGCTCTTCCAGCTTGTTCGTAAGCAGAAATTGCTCTTGCAATGTTATTAAAATTTGAACTTATTACAGTCATTGTTTGTTTTTTCCTTTTATTATTTAATGCACATTTGTGCGGTTATTATTATAAAAGATAGTCTATTTAACTAGACCATTCTCCGTCAACCTTAATTTGCCCTTTGCCAATAGCATTAAGCATTTCATCAGTCGACATATCTTTTATAGACGACACAGGAGTAGTTCCTGTACTTGGTTTGGCTGGAGTTATTCCAGTTCCCATGTTTGCTTTAACAGAAAATAGGAATGCATTATTATCGTCTTTAGAATAATTTGACACAGTCTCATTAATACTAGTTCCGTTTTCATTCACCCAATTTCCTAAAGCGTCTTTCTTTAAACTTTTTACAATATCGGAATAGGCCATATTAGCGGCTTTTTCTGATTTAAAGTTTAAAGAGTTAAGCTGACTACGCACGGCATTATCTCGGCTTAATTCTGTGTTCTTTTGTTCATATAATTCAAGTTTAGAATTTAGTTCATTTAGTTTTATTTGCATAGCTTCAGAATGTTTACCTTGGTTTTCAAGGCTAGAAATTTCAGCTTGTCTTTTCTCTTCTTTAATTTTCGTAATTGTATTAAGGGCTTCATCTCGTTCTTTGTATGCATTATCTAAATTTACTTTAATATTAGATATAGCTTTTGAAACTTCATCATCCACCATTTGTTTTATATCTGGTTTTTTAGTTTCTTCAGCTTTATTATTTTCTTTTACTTGATTGTTGTTTTCAATGTTTTCTGACATTATTTTTTCCTTTGGACACGGCCTTAGTTATATTTAAAATTTAAAACAAAAGATTAATTTGATAATTCTTCTAATTGTTTTAACGAAATTAGTTTTCCATTTTTATTAGAAAATTGAGAAAATTTAACTTTTCCCGAGTCAAATAAATTAACTCTTTTTGAACTTCCTAATACAGCCAACTTAACTTCATTTGGTTGTGTTTTTAACCATTCTGGATAAGTTGTCTTAGCTGGTACTTGACCATTGATAGAGGCACGACGACTATCTGATAATCTAGCAATTTTTCGTTTTTGTAATCTATTATTATCTGTATTTAATAATTGATTAGTACTTTTTATAACGGGTATAGTTGTGGATCTACAATTAAAATGTTGTGGTGGTTGTGGAGCATTTTCATTATCTAATGAATAAACTTTACCATCTAACCTTCCACAAATTAAACTAGTTCTACTATCCAAGGTAGCAACATATTGATATCCTTGAACAACATCATCATTTAATTTATATGTTGTATTTGACACAAAATTAGATGTTTCAGTTATTGCAGTTCTTGTTAATGTTTGTAATTGTACTTTAGAAGTTAATAAACCGCTTTTACCCACATCTTGAGCTATATTTATCATAGCTTTATTTTGGGTCATTCCAGTTTTTACTATTCCCTTTATTCTTCTTTGTTCTAAAATACTTATAGATGCTAATTGTTGACTGTAGGTTCCATTTGATCTAATAATTAAATCATTAACCTTTAAAGTATCTTTTACACCTTTAGCTTTATAAATATTACTTAATGATCTAGCAAATATACTTTTGTAAAATCTAGCACTAACGCCAGCTAATACATTTAATTCACTAATACCATCTTTATATATTTTTTTATAAGTTAAACGAATTTCAGTATTTAATTTTCTAGTTAAAGCATTTATATTTGCTGTACCAGATAATGCTATAATTCGTTGTAATCTTATCTTGTGTGAAGCCAAAATTTTATTAATTTCAGTATCCAATCTCTTTTCGTAAAGAGTTAATAACGCACGGTGTTTCAGCGTTCTTGAATATACATCATCATTTATAGACATTTGTTATCCTTTAGTCAATAGACTTTATTTTAGCAAGTTCTTCATCAACTAATTTACCATGATGATTAATTAAAATCTCACAGTTATTTAAATCAATTGCTAATCTTACTTTATTATTTTTTTGTGTTGATAAAGCAATTAAACTATTTCTTGCATTATCATTTAAATCGTTTTCATAATATTTTTTATCATTAACAATTACTGTTCTATTTTCAGTTTCTTTCTTTTCTATTATCATATATTTATCTTCTTCTTTTTCTTCTTTTTTTAGATTTATCCTCGTCTTTTTTCTTTTTATATCCTTTTTTCTTACCGTATGGCATATTTATCTACCTTGTCTGTTATAAAATTTAAGTGATCTTCTTTTATTTTTATTCATTGAAGAAGTTTTTACACCTTTTCTTGTACCTTGTGACGTCTTTTTATGTATTGGTTCACGTATGACTAATTCTTTAAACTTCTTTGCCATTATTTACCTTTACGCTTAGCCTTCAATATTTTTTCTCTTAAAGCTTTTGGAAGCTTCATTTGTTTTGCAGTAAGTTTAACTTTACCTTTACCGCCTGATTTTTTATAAGCCATTTTATTTACCATTTCTTGCAAGACCAATATCTTGCCTTTGTTTTTGGACCAGGACTAGCACAGTTATGTCTCGCTCTAAAACTAGCTCTAGCTCCAGGATTATTTTTTCTTATTCTCATAGTTTTTTGACCAGCTTTTTTAGCTGTTGTACCACCATGACCAAAATTAACTTTTACAACATTACCTTTTGGATTTTTTACATATACTTTAAATTTTTTTACATCACCACGCATTGGTTTATTTAAAGTAACTTTTCTACCTTGATATTCTGCCATGATTATGCTTGTTTACCTTTTTGTTCAATACAAACAAATTTTGCTAATACTTTAAATTCATTTATTATTTTAGGTGGATATTCATCCAATAATATTTGAGATTGTTCATAGCCTTTGTATAAACAATCTTTAAAAGTATTAAATTCAGTTGGATATGTTATACCATCTTTACATTCCTGTGCAATAACAGAGCAAAAATAAATAACTAATACAAACTTCATATTACCCCCATAAACTTCCGGTCATAGATCCTTTACTATATTCAGTAGCTCTATTTTCAAAGAAATTAGTATGTTCAACACCATTAATTACCCAATCAAGCCAGCTTAAAGGATTGTCTTTAACTTTATAATTTGGTTTTAATGATAATTGTAATAATCTTCTATCTGCAATATATCTTATATATTTTTTAACATCTTCAGCTTTTAAACCTCTTATACCACCCATATTAAATGCAAGATCTATAAATCTATCTTCTAAATCAACCATATCCCGGGCAGTTTGATATATATCAGCTTTAAATTTTTCAGTCCATACTTCAGGGTTTTCTTTTATAAGTTGATGAAATAATTTAATCATTCCTTCAACATGATGTGTTTCGTCCCTTATTGACCAAGTAACTATTTGGCACATTCCCTTCATTCTA